TAGGTGGTTTTGTGATTGTGAACATTGCCGTCTCCGCCTTTCCAGGTGTGACAAACAAAACAGAAGGTGTGTCCATCGGTGTACAAACTATTGCCATCAGATGACCCACACTCTTCACAAGGTATGTGTCGTTCAAACTCGCTGGTCATATCAACCAAGCAAGTGGAATGTTTGACCATGTTGTCCATGGTATATTCAGTTTTTCGCAGTACTTGGCGTACGTTGTCTTAGATTTTTTGCTGATTTTATTAAACGGTGCTTGAAACACCATACGAAGATCTATGTCAGGATTCTGTTCTTTGACAGCCTTTACCTTCCTACGGTCAGCACTATCCCAATAACCTTTGCATTCCAACCAGACCCCGTTTGGAAGAACGAAGTCTGGCGTATAGGAATGTTTGATTACATACGGGACCTTGGTGCTTTCGTATTCATACTTGACACCTAGCTCGACAAGAAGGTCAGCAACCTTCTCCTCCAGCCCAGATCTGAATGCCATCTACATTGATTGATTTTTTGATGTAAGAAACGCCGCGATACTTCAGTTGCTGCTCACGACGAGCAGCGCTTTGCTCACGGACCCGTTGACGAAGTTCGACTGTAGGCATGATTAAACATTGAAGTACCTAACCCCCGTTCCATGGTTAGGCGTCATGCGTCCCGATTGGGATGAACGTACGTTTCTTATCCAATTGCTGGTGCTTTCAGTGCAACAGGAGTTGTGTCAGCTGATGCAAGATCCAGCGGGAAGTTATGTGCATTCCGCTCATGCATAACCTCAAAGCCGAGGTTTGCACGGTTCAGAATGTCAGCCCAGGTGTTTACCACATGGCCTTCTTTGGCAACAATGGATTGGTTGAAGTTAAATCCATTCAGGTTGAACGCCATGGTAGATACACCAAGAGCAGCAAACCAGATGCCAACAACAGGCCAAGCTGCCAAAAAGAAGTGGAGACTACGGCTGTTGTTAAAAGAAGCGTACTGAAAAATAAGACGACCAAAGTATCCATGTGCGGCTACGATGTTGTAAGTCTCTTCCTCTTGACCAAACTTATATCCGTAGTTCTGACTTACCTCTTCTGTCGTTTCACGGATCAGACTAGAAGTCACTAGGGATCCATGCATCGCGCTGAACAGTGCACCACCAAAGACACCAGCCACTCCCAGCATGTGGAAGGGGTGCATCAAGATGTTGTGCTCCGCTTGAAACACGAGCATGTAGTTGAAGGTCCCAGAAATTCCAAGTGGCATACCATCCGAGAAGGAACCCTGACCAAATGGATACACCAAGAAGACTGCAGTAGCAGCTGCGACTGGTGCGCTGTAAGCGACGAAAATCCATGGTCGCATTCCTAATCGATAGCTAAGTTCCCACTCGCGTCCCATGTAAGAAAAGACGCCAATGAGGAAGTGGAAAACGACGAGCTGATATGGACCCCCGTTGTAGAGCCATTCATCAAGTGTATTAGCTTCCCAAATTGGGTAGAAGTGAAGTCCGATGGCATTGCTGCTCGGAACGACGGCTCCCGATATGATGTTGTTTCCATACAACAGGGAGCCAGATACGGGTTCTCTGATTCCATCAATATCAACAGGTGGCGCTGCGACGAACGCCGTAATAAAACAAATGGTTGCGGCTAGAAGGCATGGAATCATTAGGACACCAAACCAGCCAACGTATAAACGGTTATTAGTGGACGTTACCCACGCGCAGAAGTCATCCCAGTTGGATGACCGCTGCTGTGCAATAGTTGCAGTCATAGCGGGATCAATTAATTACCTGAACCTCCCACCCACCGCAATTAATTACTTTTTCTTAGCTGTCTTTGCAGCCCGCTTGAAGTTAGATGCGGTTGGTGCACCTTTACTGCCAGGCTTTCTCATCTTTTCTCCACTGCCAGCAGCGATACGCTTACGCTTGGCGTGGATGTTTGCATACAATCCAGGTTTAGCCATTTAGCATTTCCATTTACGAAGAGCAAGTGCTTTACGAGTAGGTCTACCTTTGGAGTCCTTCATCGGACCCTTGACCCCACCCATGCGTGCACAAAAAGATTTTTTACGTTTACCGCCACCAGGCTGTGGAGCCTTGAGGTTAGATCCGGTTTCACGATTGTATTTTTCACGGCCAGCTTTAGTCAGCCCTCCAGTTCGGGACTTATGCTTACCGATCTTCAGACTGACATTCTTAGCCATTACTTTTTCTTAGTTCCTTTTTTAGGGGGACGGCCTTTCTTAGTGCCGTATGTTCCTTTTCCTTGAGGCATAATAATTACTTTCCGTTGAAACCTTTTTTGAATGCTTTAGCTAAAGGAGTGCCGTCCATCTTGGTTTTACCAGGTGGTGTATATGGACGACCTCCCTTTTTAGGGTCTTCACCTTTAGGGGTCTTTTTGAGAATACCTTTAAGAAGTGGATTGATTGCCATTACCAAACTCCGGGGATAATTTGTCCAGTCAAGGCATACGCACCTAGCGCAGCCATGACACCTAGCATTGCTAGGCGTCCATTGAGCATTTCTGCTTTTTCGTTGTGTGACACAGTGTATTTTTCGTCGAAGGTTATACGTGGTTCAGTAGGCCAGATTTGAGTGTCATTCATTGTGGTCAGGTACTATCCATTGAGTGTAAATATCGTCGTAGCAATAGACTTCCTCTCAGAAGTCATCCTCATCATGTGCGGTTACGTTCGGGTCATTGGCTTTGAAGCCTTGTGTTTTACCAAACAACTGCGCAACATCTTCCGGTGCCATGTCACCTGCATCAACACCAGCTTGGCCGTTGCAAGAAACAACTTGGACACCAACCAACTTAAGAGACGTGCCATAGGTGACACCATCCTTAAGAATGTAGGGCTTTTGGAAGAATGCCAGCTTAACCTGACTCCCACTATAAATCGGTGTGCGAGTATCAGTAATCGCTGTACCTTCAGTGTCAACAATAGGAGGCTTGGTGTCTTCGTTCCAGCTGAATTTGACCGTGTACTTGCCATCGGCTACCTCTTCCCAAGGTTCGGGTTTAAGAGATGAACGCTTTGGATTCTTGAGTTTTGACTCCGCCCACTTGAGCGTGTCAGTTCGATCGTCTTCAAGTTTGTCGATCATGTCTTGATCAACAACGGCTTTCAATGAATAGCCAAACTTAGACGGTTGCATTACAGCCTGATAGCCCTCAAGGACAACAGGCTCAGGAGTTACAAATGTGTTACGTGCCATTAACAAAAGAAATAGGTGGATTCAATTACTGACTCAGGTTTTAACGTGTCAATAATCGGTGGTTTAGATTCAGCGCCAATCTGTTGCGCCCAATCTGTTAGGTAGTCATGCTCCGCAAATAAGTACATGTATGTTTCACGAACGATTTGTGAAAGCATAGACATGTCAGTAGCACGACAAAGTACCGAGTCGTGTATGAGGGAAATCGGAGCGTTGAAGCGTGTTGCAGATAGGTGAAGTAAAGACGCATCAAGGGAGTGGATTAAGTTGGGAGCAGTTGCATTCTTGTGATGATTTTTATCTACTTCATCAGTGTTGCCATCAGCCACCTTGATTTGACAACGTCCTAACAACTGAAGCTCTACCATCTTCAAGTCTTTCTTCATTAGTTTTTGTGTTACCACAAAGCCTGAAGGTGTGACCCAAGAGAGTTCAGTAGCTCCTCTATCAATGGCCGCAGCCACCTCTTGCTCAATCCACTTCATTACACGCATAGGACCAGGAACAATGACGTTCATGGCATCACGTACAGCTTTGACAACAGCAGTGAGATCTTCCTTTTCTACTTCTATACCTTTCTCAGCTAATGCTTCACGTATGTATCCACGGTTGCTGAAAGGTTTAGCGTTGTAAGGAACAGTCATCACTGTTCGTTTTGTTGTCTTCCTGTCCATGTACGGTTGTAGATGAACAGGTACGTGAGGTTTAGCTTCTTCAGCTATTACTTTGTATGCGTCTTGTGGTCTATCACTAGGAAGGACGTTGACTAATTGTGCTGTACTTTTATCTCTCGCCAATCCGGCAAGAATTTGTAGCCCACTGCACGTAGCATCAACGGCGACACAGCTGTTAGTGTGAATACGATCACGCTTGATGACGCAATGATAGTACTCATCACAGGCAGCAAGGAAAGTCCAAGGCTCGTCAGCTCCTTCCCACTCAGATAGGTTTCCGATTGGGTCTTTTGCAATACGTGTAATTAGATCTAAGTTTTCAAGCGTCCATGTGAGTCGCTCAGTAATGGTGTCTTTTGTTCTGCCATATGTAGTGGCACATTGAAATGACAACCAGTGCTCAGCCGCTTCTGTCATCGGCGCATGATTGTGAAACTTTAGTAGTGATTTACCAAAGTCTGTATCTTGTGGTGTGAGAAATGCTGGGATTGGATAAGCTCTTCCACGGTAGTCAAATGACCACGGAATGAAAAATTTATCTACATCCTTGAATCTTTCCACCGCATTCATTGTCATCCGTGTTCGACATGACTTTTTGAATGTTTGTGCATTGATATTGCAAACCTCTGCAGCCCTCCTACGGTAGTCCTTACGGGACTCCGCATTGTTTGCGATGTCTACAGGCTTAGGTGGCAGAGGTATCTCAACAATTGGAACGAATTTTCCAATTTCTATCTGACGCTCTTGGAGTGTCTCAGCAACACCCACGATGAACGGGTTCAGGGTGTAAGCAACCTTCTGAATCCGGTTAAGGAACTCAACGGGTTGTTCTCCCTGTATACGGGTCGGATCACCCCGACGCACCATGTCGTAGCCGCGCATTACCTCATTGAGGATGTACCCGCCGTGCTTTCCGTCAGGTGTCCAGTCGTTTGGCTCAATTAACATCGGCCACGCTAACGGGCTGAACAGCTCCGCTTGCGCCATGATCTCGTCCTTAACGGATAAAAACTCAGGCGTAGGACTCACTTCAAGAATTGTTTTGCGTCCTTGTCTACGGGTGGTCTTCATGAAGTAGTTACTGACTTCACAAATGCAGTCCAGCAACCAACCACCAAGCTTGACCCTGTTGGTTCTCCCCCATGAATTCCAAATGTCCACGTCATAACGTTTCATCAACGTTTTAATGACCGTGACTTTTTGAGTTGTCCCTATTGAACGGTGATAGTAATTCTTTTTCAGGACATTGAGAAGACCAGGAACGTTGCGTTCGTAATGGCGCATCATGCACTCATTTTCAACAGCCGTGCCTATTGCATCAGTAATATTTGTGATCACTGATTGACCCGGCTTGACGCTAAATACTTTGTCAAAGGTTACTTTTAAAGTAATAGCTGCGGCTGCTTCGGGTTCAATGCCAGAGAGATATTTCTGGATTTCAGCAAAACAGCGACCAGTTTTACCTTTTTTTATGCGATCAAGTGCAGTCTCTTGAATACGCGCAACCACAAGAGGGAGCAACTTGTCAATAGAAACAACTCCGTAAATAGAAGCACTCGCATAACTCTTTTCCTCAAGCTTGTAAGTGTTGTCTCGTAGTTCTTTTAAACCTTGTTTGATTTGCTCTCGTTCAAGAGCAATCTGTTCATCTATTTGTGCTGGTGTAGGCAATAAGAATCCGCGTTAGATGTGGGTATTAGACGGTTGACCTAGTGGAACCGTGATTGTGAAAGGAAGGTCAGGGCGCGGACCCTGACCATTGCATCAATGAAATGTAGCCAAGCTACAACCTGAAACTAGCGCGTCTACCAATTCCGCCACATCCGCGTGTGGATTCCAGCGATTGGACTCACTGAGAACAGTCGGCGTTCCCGACCGGAAGAGTGTAGCAGCGCACCCATTAGTCACGCCTAGATCGCAGCCATAGCCGCCTCAGCGGCCTTGTCTGTGTGCTTGGAGTAGTCAAGGGTTGTCTCGATGCGTTTGTGTCCCATCAAGCCCATCAGGGTCCTCATGGGCGTCCCGGCGATGGCGTGCCATGTACCGAAACTGTGACGTAGATCGTGGAAGGTGTAGGCAGGAGCCTGTGCGTAGTCCCTGACCTTCTTGAAAGCAAGGAGCAGTTGATCCTTGTTGCCAACGTCATCGAACACCTTGACGCTTGGAGAAGCGTGCTCCAGACGCTTACGAAACACGTCCTTGATCCTTGGATGGATTGGGATGGATCTGTAGTTCTTGGCCTTGGTGTTCAGGTGTGGCACACCACCAACGTGAATACGTTGTTGACCAAGGTCAATGTCCTGCGCCTTGAGCTTGAGTAGCTCACCTTGACGAATGCCTGTGTAGGCAGCTGTGACAATGATGTCTGCTATTTCATCCCTAGCGTAGGGATCAAGAGCTGCAAGACACATGTCTTCCACCTGATCCTGTGTGAACCAGAACATGCGCTTTTCACCTTCATCGTGTTTGTCGAATACAGGTGCGGGATTGCACATGTCACGCTTGGCACAGCAATTCATAACTGTCCCGATTGCAGTAATGCAACGGTTGATCGTAGCGTTGCTGAGGTCACGTGTTTCACGTAGGTGTGCAGTGAACAGGTCCATTTGAATCTGATTGATCCGATCTACTGGAAAGGATCGACCAGCAAATTCAGTGAAGTGACCTGTGTTGATCTTGTTTGTCTTGAGTCCAGCTTTGCCTGCCCACTTAGTTTTAAGTGTGTAGTCCAAAGCTTCACCCCAGGTGAATTGTTTAGCCATTGAGTTGGGTAGATAGTTGTTTGGCTAGGTTGCGTCCCTGCTGTGTAAGTCGCAGGTAACGCAGGCGTTTGTTTGGTTGGTACACCTCCTTTGTGATCAGGTTGAGTCCTCGCTTTGGATTGCTGCGGTGCTGACCAGTGAGCCACGTTGTGGTACGGGACATGCTGGCAGCAGTCAGACCAAGTTCTTCCTGTAACTCTGCTGTAGTGCAACCGTCAGGACGGGTGGCTACGAACAAGAAACAGGAGATGACCTGAGCAGGCATCTCAACGTCAAGGACGCGGAGAGTCTCGATGACGCCCAACAAGCGGAGCATGTCGGAGCGGGTGGAGATGTTTACTGCGTCCATGACGACAGCGAGGACAACGACAGAAGTCTACACGATACTTGCCCATGTGCAAAATTATACAGTGAGGCTCGGTCCATAGATCAAAGAAAGAAACTTCGTCCTTAGAAATAAAAAGGTCAATCAATTAAGACTTCTTTAAAAGTTGTTCGCGGAGATTGTACGCACGTGACCCGACAGGCAGGTCCTCGTTTTCAAGCAACCTTAGGAATCGTTCATCCTCTAAACATAGTTTGTAGAAACGCTCAGCTAC